CTGTCCACGGCGACCGCGCTCACGCTCGGCGGGCCCGTCGCCGTCGCCGCCGCCGTACCGACGCCGAGCGTGTCGACGCCAGCCGCGGTCACCGGCCTGGTCGGCGAGGCCCACGGCCCGACGGCTCTCGCTGTCGGTGCCGTGATCGTGCATACTGACACCATCGCCGGTGCCGTCACCTGACCAACGTCCCGTCATCGGTCCAACTTCATAGAACGCCCCCACTGCGGTACGCCACGCAGACGCCAAGAATGCAAGGGACAGGGACGGCAGCAGTGCTGAGCTACTGCACGAGGGAGTCGGTGAAAGCCGCCCTCGACGAGCAGGAAACCGCGCGATCAAACGCGCAGATCGACGACGCCATCGAGTCCGGTGCGCGCGACGTCGAGGGCCTCTGCAACCGTCCCGAATACGCCTTCCTCCCCGTGCTGGCGACGCGCTACTTCGACTACCCCTCGCGCTCGACCCGCTCGCCGTCGTGGCGGCTGTGGCTGTCGCCGTTCACGCTGATCGAGGCGACCACCGTCACGACCGCCGGCGGGACGGTGACACTGACCGCCGGGCAGTACAACCCCGAGCCGGTCAACAACCCGCCGTACACCTCGATCGAAATCAACCGGGGCAGCACCGGATCGTTCGACTCGGGCAGCACCGAGCAGCGCTCGACCGCCGTCGCCGGACTGTGGGGCTGGTCCGACAACACCCGCGACGTCGGCAGCCTGACCGCCACCCTTGGCGCGAGCGCCGCGGCCACGGCATCCCTGGCATGGACCACAGCGCGGTTCGGCGTCGGCGACATCCTGCTGATCGATGACGAACGCATGGTGATCAGGGAGCGCAGCTTCGTCGACTCGACGCAGAACCTCGCCGCCGACCTCGACGCCGACAGCTCCGACGTCAACGTCAGCGTCGCCGACGGCACGGCGTTCGCGGTCGAGGAGATCATCAGCATCGACGGCGAGCGGATGCGCGTCGTCGACATCACCGGCAACACGCTCACCGTCAAGCGGGCCTGGGACGGCAGCCAGCTGGCCGCGCACACCTCCACCGCCGACATCTACGCGCTGACCGGCGTCGAGCTCGACCGCGCGCAGCTCGGCACCGCCCTGGCCGCGCACAGCTCCGGCGCGACGGTGTCCCGCTGGATCGCGCCGCCGCTGCTCGCCTCCCTCAACCGTGCCTACGCCCTGAACACGCTGCTGCAGGAGCGCGCCGGGTACGCGAGGGTGGCCGGCAGCGGCGAGAACGCCCGCGAGTTCACCGGCCGCGGCATCGCCGCCCTGGAGAAGGACGTCAAGGCGATCTTCGGTATCAAGGCCCGGCTGAGGTCGATCGTATGATCAACATCAGGGCGCAGGCCACTCGCACCGGCCCGCTGTTCAACGGGACCACGTCGCGGCACCTGGCCATGGCCGTCGACGAGGCTGAGCAAGAGATCGCGACCATCGGCGCCGACCACCTGCGCGGCGACCTCGGAGCGCCGCCCTTCAAGAACCCGACCGGCTGGTATCGCTCCCACATCACGCCGAAGAAGATCGGTCCACTGTGGATGATCCAGGACAGCGGCGTGGTCTACGGCCCGTGGCTGGCCGGCACGTCGAGCCGCAACCGCACGAGCCGCTTCAAGGGCTATCAGCACTGGCGCCGTGCCGTGCAGTTCGTGCACCGCATCGCCAAGCCGACCACTGATCGCATCGTCGCCCGCGCACTCGGTCGGGGGAGGTAGGCCATGGCAGTCAACGCCGCCGGTGCGCTCGGGCGCCTGCGTGACCACGCCAAGGCCATCAAGACGGTGACCTTCGAGGTGGCCAGGATCGGTGAGTTCAAGCAAGCGCCGCCGAACGGCCTGTGCTTCGCCGTGTGGGTGCAGCGGCTCGGCTCGGCGCCCGAGGGCTCGGGCCTGGCGTCGACGACGGCGCTCATGCGCTGCACGGCCCGCCTCTACATGCCGCTGACCCACAAGCCGGAAGAGGACGTCGAGCTCAAGCCGGCCGCCGCCGCGGACGGGTACCTCGCTCGGCTGAACGGCGACCTGACCCTCGGCGGTACGGTGCGCAACGTCGATGTGTTGTCGGAGATGGCCGAACCCCTGGAATGGGATTTCGGGCATGCCAACATTGACAACAAGCTGTTCAGGATCGCCGACCTTCCCATCGGCGTGATCTTCAACGACGCATGGGAGCAGGTGATGCCCTGATGGGCTGGACTCGCGAGAGTTGCGGACTACTGCCGCGGGCCGATGCGTCGCCGAAGGTCGGTCGGCCGAAGCGTGACCGGACCAAGGTCAAGGCCGGGCGCAGGGCTGCGCGGGCGGGGAGGTAGACGACCATGACCGGCAAGAGCTCGGGTCTCGGCGCGGCGCTGTGGGTCGGCGGGTACGACGTCGGCGCCTCGACCAACAGCCTGTCGCGGATCAGCGGCGGGAACACGCCGATCCCGATGACCGACATCACGCAGAACGCCATGGCCCGGGAGGGTGGCCAGCGCACCGGCGGCATGGACATCGTGTCGTACTGGAATCCCGACGCCGGCGGCAGCCACGACGCCTACTCGCCGCTGTCGCGCTCCAACACCGTCGCGACCTACGTCGCGTACACGCCGGCCATCGGCGTGCCCTGCGCCAGCTGCATCGGCAAGCAGCTCAACTACGACGGCAACCGCGCGCAGGACGGCGGTTTCCTGCTGAACACGACCGTGGAGAGCGACGGCTATGGTGTGCAGTGGGGCTTCCTGGCCACGGCCGGCATGCGCACCGACACAGCCGCCACGGCCGCCGCTTCGGTGACCGCGCTCGACCAGCTGTCGGCCAGCCCCGGCGCGTTCGGCCTGGTGATGTTCGTGCACCTCAAGGCGTTCACCGGCACGTCGGTCACGATCAAGCTGCAGGAGAGCAGCGACAACGGCGCCGACGCCTACACCGACGTGGTGGGCGCGACGACCGGCGCGCTGACGACCGCACCGCAGGCGGTGAGGGTGGCCACCGGCAGCATCGCCGTCGAGCGATATCTCAAGGTCGTCACCACCGGCACCTTCTCCAACGCCGTCTTCGCCGTGCAGGTATACCGGCACCGGATCGCGACGGTGTACTAATGATCATTTCTTGGATTCGATGGGCCGTCGTGCGCGTCGGCTACCGTATTCGCCCGTACGACATGCTCGCCGACGCGCGGCGCTGGGCCTGGCAGCCCCGCCAGCGCTGCCAGTTCTTCGGGGGGTCGCCCGATGTTCGGTGACCCGTACGCGAACATCCGACGCCTCGTTACGGCGCCCGCGCACACCATGCGCACGTTCCAGATCGACCAGCCGTTGCACACGCACTATCGCCGGGCCAGCTGCGCCGAGGTCGAGTGCGACCACCACGCCAGCGGGTGGGTGATGGGCTTCGATCTGACGGAACCTGACAAGGCAGCGGCGGCACGGTGGATCAGGGATCACAGCGGCCGGACGTTCAGCGCCAAGCTCACGCCCGGGCGCGTCGTGCTCACCTTCCCCGCCGGGCAGACGTGCTTCCGCAAGCACCGCGTGCCGTTGGAGCGGGAGCCGTTCTACGTCGTGCGCGGCGGGGACTTCCGCGGCAACCCGACCGGCATGATCACCCGGCACAAGTCGGCGGACACGTTCGTTGATCAGTGGGACAATGATCTTGACAAGCTGAACACGATCAGGGAGCGCGGCTAATGATCCAGATTCCGGCGGAAGCGGCGGCGGCACTGGTCGAGATCGCAGGCCAGGTGTTGCGGCTCGATCCGGCCGACATCGAGTCGGTCGTTTTCAGCAGCTCGGTCGACCCGATCGAGGTGCCGAGCGACGACGGCGGCCGGCGCTACGAGGCGGGCCCGCAGCGCATCGACATCACCATCAACATGAAGCCGGGCGCGCGTGCCGCCTGGATCGACAAGGAGTAGATCATGGCCGGAAAATCTAGCGGCCTGGCGTGGACCACGCTGTCCGTGGACGACAGCGGCGGCACCGTGCGGGCGATCAAGAACGACGTGCAGTCCTTCCAGTTCGCGATGCCGCGGGCGGTGCTCGACGTGACCGGCGTCGACAAGAGCGCGATCGAGCGGCTGTTGCTGCTGGCCGACTTCTCGATCAGCCTCGTCACGACTGCGATCAACTTCGACGCGGCGCCGTCGTTCTGGGACTGCTTCCATGACATCCCGACGACCAGCGTCGCCCGGACGACCACCCTCGCGTTCGCCTCGAAGACGCTCGCGCCCGAAGTCCTCTACACCGACTTCAGCGTGACCCGCGGCCAGGACGGCGCGCTCGGCGCCACCGTGCCCGGCGTCCTGGCCAACGGCGTCGCGCCGAGCTGGGCGTGAGGTAGGCGCGTGGGATTCAAGCGTGGGGCCCTCGTGCTCGAATGGCCCGAGGACAGCGAATTCGCCGGTCTTGAGATCCGCATGAAGCGGCTCAGCGTCCGGCAGCTCATGCGGATCGAGCGCCTGTCGGAGATCCGGAAGTCAAAGGACACTGACGAGGTGCTGGCGGCATGGGCCGAGCTGCTCGACACCCTCGGCAAGGGCCTACTCGGCTGGAACTACGAAGACGACAACGGCGCGGTGCCGGCGGCGCGGGAGTCGCTCGACGATCTCGACCTGGACATGGTGCTCGCGTGGGTGCGGGCTTGGACGAGGGCGGCGACCGCCGTCCCTTTGGCCTCGCCGCCGAGCTCGCCGACTGGCGCGCCGGTGCCGCCGGACGAAGAGTGGGCGTCCTTTCTGGAGACGAGCCAGGAGAGCTTGCCCGCGCCCGCCTCGTCATAGGGCTCTACGACCGGTGGGGGTATCACCCCGACCTGCTCGACGCCGACGCCGAAGTCCTGCGAATGTTGAAGATCATCGAACTAGCGGGCCCGCCGGACGTGCCCGCCGGTGCCGGGGAGGGGGGCAACCATGGCTGGTGAGAACGATGTCCGTATCCGCGTACGCGTCAATGACGACACCCGGCAGGGTCTCAACTCCGCCGAGCAGAATACCGAAGGTTTCATCGGCAAGAT